AATGCTGCAGGTGCTGTAGATGGCATACTAAATGTCTGTGCTAGTGGATCATCCAATGACCATCCAAAGCCCCAAGGCCAGTTGAAGCCAGCCCAGTTTCTAACTGTACTAACATCTGTAGTTACTCTTGGTGTTGATCTTTCAACTGGATTGGTTTGTACCAGTTGACCATCTTGTGTATTGATTGTAAGACCTTGTTTACTAAGCTCAAGACCGCTAGCTGTGTATTCACCTTTAGCAGAAGTTGTGATTGTATCTTGACCAATAATCAGATCTTCAACATCAACAAACTTCATTACCTTTGTACCAATTGTAAACTTCAGTGATTCATCGTTAGGAATTCTAAACTTAGCATAGAACTCACCAGTATCTGATGAAATAACGTTTGTACCAAAGTTACCTGTATTGGCAGCAAAGTCATCATTCCATGGTTGAATATATTCATCAACATTAATCTCATCAAAGAATGCATGCAACTTAGTATTTGGACGGATGCCAATACCATGAACCTTAATAATTCTGGATCTCATAAATGGCTGTACAGATACATCTGTTACAAACTCACCTTGGAAGAACTGTTGCTGACCAGGAATAACTTCAAGAGCTGTTCCTTCTCTTTGTCTTTGATTAACAGTAGTCGTTGTTGTTGTGGTTGTATTATTGAACCACCAGTTGTTTGTAGAAGTTGATGATGTTGATACTTGAGGTGGTAGATCAGTCCAATCACCCCACTGTGTACCAAATGCATTTGCAATAGTTTCTAAGTTACTTGCAAGATTGATATCAATCTGAACATTAGGAGCTACTTCTTCAGACTTCCATGTGTCTACTGATGGAATCAATTCCAAATGACCAGTCCAGTTAAATGAAATCTCACCAGTAGGATTTCTTAACTTAGAAGCCATTGGTTGTTTAATGAAACTATCATGTTTATAAGGAACTGTCAGCAGTTTGCCACGAGGAGATGTTTTGATTGCATCAATTACACCTGAAGCACCACCAGAAAGATTTACGTTTAAGGCACCGGCAGTAAATTTACCTTCAAGGGTAGATGAACCATCAATCTGCTCAACATAAGCATATCTTTTAGCACCAGTACCGTAGTTAACAATTAAACCACCAGCTGTTCTTGTACCAAAGTTTGAACCTTGGAACACTTGTACTGTTCTACCAGCATTAACTTCTGTTTGTATGTAATTCCACAAATCATTGGATGCTGAACCTAAATTAATTTCAAGTCTTACATCTGTTGGTCTATCAATAACATTTTGTGATGTCAGACGGTTGTATTCAACCTCAACCAAGTTTGTAGCAAACTTAGGTCTAGCTTCACCAGCTGGGGCATCGATAGCAATTCTATAGTTAGGATCATCTAGATCACCAAGCTGATGACCAACAAATGGATCAGCAAAGAAGCCGTTCTTAAATCTATCTACACCAGAACCATCCAACTCTCTAATATCTCTTGTTGATTGCTCGAGCAGATTTAGTGCAGAGTAGTATTCTAGTCTTGTAAGTCTCTCTTCAAACGCGCCGATGTCTTTCATTGTAAAACGCTTGTAGCGTCTTAGATTCATACGTGTTTGGTAGTCTGGTCTATTGAACGACTGACCTGGAGCAAGTGATGGATAAGGAGGAATGTTAAACTGTGCAAGTGTAATACCATCACCTTGGTCTCTTGGTGCTTGTGGTGTAAGCGAAGAGATACCTTTGGTAACATAAACTTGACCATCTTTAGAGAGAACCAACTTATCAATGCGAGGCAAGTAGTATTGCAGATCAGCCTGGAAGTTCGTATCAACAACTGGAAGGTAGTTACCAAATGAAGAGTGATCAGCTAGAGTGTTCGCAGTATTGATAGTTGGAATAGCTGCTACTGTTGTTGAACCTTGTGTCTGGTTCTTGTAGCGTGGTCTAAAGTCAACACTATCACGAAGATCGTATCTTACCTTTGTAGATGGGGATGTATATAATGGAATTTCAGCTGTCTGAATTGTATTCGCCGAAGTGGATGATGTTGTATCATTCACTGGATATGAATCAACACTGAAGTAGCCAATACCATCTGTTCTATCATGTTCGAAGTAGTCAAATTGAACTGTTAATTTATCTGAACCACCAATTGTGATAGTAGCATCATCTTTAAGTCTAATTGATGAGTTTTCATAATGTGTATCTTGTTGGTTGGTTATAAGTTCAAATGAAGATGTTACATCTGTGCCACCTTCACTATATGTTGAACCTTGATATACAGCCTTCAATCTAAACACATCAGATACACCAAGTGTCCAAGGACCTGTTGTTCCACCTGATGCTGTTGCTGCATTAATACCAACAAAGCGATTACGACGAACAATCTTGTCTTTTTCCGCTGCTGTAGTTTTAAGTACTTTGTATGATACAGAGGCAGAGGAGTCAGCTGCAAGTTTCTCTTTGAGATTGATAGTAACACTGGAGCCAGAACCTGAAATACTTCTTGTGCCTTCAGTACCTACTTTGGAGCTAAAGTCAAGAACATATCCAGCTGGATAATATTTTTTAACATAATGAGATGCACCAGAAGGTTGGCCGCTCAATACTAGCGTTGTTCCTGTAACAGCATGTACTTTAAAGATACCTGTATTAGCACCACCAGGAGCATTGGTTCTTACCAATTCACCTACACTAAATTTGGTATTAAGACTATTATTACCTGTTGTACGTGTGATTGTATTACCAGACTTAGAACCTGTAAAGATAGCTTCGGTTTCAGTATCATTCAAGAACGTAACAATAAAATCGTCAGCAGAACCTGTAACTGTTTCAGGCTGATTGCCTGTATCAAAACCTGTTGCCTTGGTTACTGTTGTTGTTGCTGCAGAACCTCCAGTAAATGTAAAGTCGCTCTCTGTTCTAAATTGATATTGGTTATCGTTATTGCCACCAGTATCTCTTAGTGTCTTGACAGCATTCGTACCGAAATTAAACAATAACTTAGTTTTATTGCTTTCTCTTAATGTTGCTCTGCTGTTTTGCAATACAATATCAGCAAACGAATGTTCACCACCGCCCATGGAAGATGCAACATACAATGAACGAACATCCTGGAATGATTTACCAGAATTCATCTCTACATCATACAGATATACACGATACTTAGCATCGCCTTTTCCATCTTCTTCACTACCGGTTTCAAACTTAACCATTGTAAGTTTGGCTGTACCAATAGATGAGCCACTTACACTTGTTTTACCATATGTTCTACTTGACACTGCATTCTGAGCTGTGTCATAAAGTGCAATAGATGTGCCGCTAGTATTTTTTAATGACCACTTACCACAGAACTGATCAACTAGTACATACCCACCATAATCAAATGTTACTGGCTGTGCATTAACTTCTTCAACATCAGTACCCTTGTCAATATCAACAGGAATGTTATTTGTAATTTCATTTCTAAAACCACGAACATAGGCAACCCCACCACCTTGGATGGATGCAACTAGTTTATTTCTGTTACCAACAACACCTCTGATAGAAGCGTCTGTATTATACGTACCAAAGTTTGTATTTGTGTTCAAATGTTCTTGTACACGTATATTGAATGGACGAAGAATGTAGTCTCCACTTTCTTCATATGTTCTTTCAGCAAGTTTGTTACCCAGCTCGTTAATATCAGTACGAGAAGCAGAACTTGTTTGAAGACCATTCTTAAATTCAGCGATTGGGAAGAATGGCTGAGAGTTACCTACAGCATTTTCATCTCTTTGTGTAAGAGCTGCACTGAGTTTTAGACGATCAGCACCTGGTGCTTGATAGTTTGTAGATCCAAGTGCATTATCATTGATTGAATCATCGATATTCGAATTAATAAGCAATTCGTTAATATCAAAACCAACTTGCGTTGTTGGATACAATGTATACTTGCCAATAACTTTACTTTGAGCATCAACTCTAATAAAGTTACCCTTTTGATAAACAAGACCATCTCCAACAGTAAACAATAAAGAGTTACCAGTAGCACCAGTGGCAAGAGTATTAGCTTCAAGTGATTTACCAAAGCTATCTACAACTTTTACTTCTGTATTAGAAGTAGTAACCAAAAAGACGACTTCGTTATTCGAGAATTCTTTTTGAGTTTTATTAGTACCAGTAGTGATATATCGAACAAACAAAGTTTTAAAATCAGGAGATGTAACTTCAGCACCATCAGCAATCTTTACAACTTCAGCTAAGATGCCTGATGTATTACCTTTAAGGTATGTGTTAGCTCTAAGCAAATCTGCAACAGGAAGAACACTACCATTGGCTTGGTTGTCCCGGAGCTTAACATTGAAAATTCTTTGTGTACGTTGTGATACACCTTTGATGACTGATCCATCTTTAAAGACATAATCACCAAACCTCTCAACCTGCTGTTGGAGCATTGTTTGTAATTGTGTAAGCTCACGAGCTTGGACGGCTACGGCTGGTTTAAAAAGAATTCTATGAAAATTCTTTTCTTCATCATAGTCGTCAAAATAAGGGCTTACGTTAAAATCTGTTTCTAGTGCCATGTCTACTATCTCTTAAAAGTCAAGTATGATTTTGATGTCTTCAATTTGTTCTTTATTTCGTGATACTGGCTTCACATTTTGTATATAAAGCAATTCACCTGAACTATTTATCATGTCGGAAGCAAGTACTCCATTACCATTAATTGAAGGAATGAATGATGATGTAGTGTTGCCCAAAAGCCGTTCATTGCCTATAAATGTGCCATCTACAGCGGTTAAGACGACCGTAGAAGTGTTTGACTGTACAACCCGGCCCTCTGCTCCAGAAGTCTCGCCTGCAACGAATTCTCCTTCTAAAAACTTATTCGAACCACTAGTGGTATGACGGAGTCTAGTTGAAAATTCAATGTTAGTTTTCGAAGTGGTATTGGATTGTGTTCCATTAGCAAATATTGGATCTTTAATTAGTGCAATCTGTCTAAATGTCACAGATCCGGGAACAGTATTGGACTCATTACCAACAAACCGTGTATTAAACATTAGCTTCTCGGCGCCAAGCTCACGGATAGCATTATTACCGTGGCCACCACGCGGTGATACCAATGATCTACCTGTTGCGCCAGAACCATGCTCTGTCTTTGCAATAATTGATACATTGGCTCTCGTATAACCAGAGCCAGTCGCAACCATTACAACATTAGCTATAGTATTAGATGTTACATCAACAGATGATACACCTACTGCACCTGTACCATCAGGACTAGTAATTTTAACCTGTGGAGAGATTTTGTATAAAGAAGGTGTCAATCCACCACTTGATAAAGGAGTACTAAAGGTGCCATCTAATGTAGCTGTTCTTGATGCTGCATCATATGCAGTAACAATTTTAACCTGACCTGCACCCGTACCTGATCTTACATAGAATGCAGAATCTTTGTAGTGATCATCTTGAGATGTGTTAGCAGTTGTAGATAGCTGTATAGCCGTTGCATTTACAATCTTTGTTACTGCACCTTCATTGTACGCTCTATAATTCCCACCAGCGTTACCAACAATAATAGCATCAATAGTGCCATCAATTGCTGCTTCCTGAACATCAAATTGTCTTGAACCATCATCAGATACAATTGTAGTTACAGGCATAAATTCTTGAGTCAAAAACTTTTCTGCATCATCACTAGTGATTGAGTACATGTACTTCCATGAATAACCATCGGCCAATGTAAAGGTACTTTCAGATACACCTACAGGCTTGGATGTAGAAAGAGCACCACCATTGTCAAAGATACACTTGTATACATTATGCTCATCTGTAACAACATAAAAGTCTTTTTCATAAATGTTTTCGACCATATGATCAAACTGCTGATATGCACGACCAGGAATCCAATTTACTCGTCTGACAACATAAGATACATTTGATCTATTAATCAGTTTACCAGAAATGAATTCCTTATGATAAAGATGATCCGCAAAATGTTCTGTAGAGTCAGGCTCAGGTACAGAGCTATCATCTGGGAAAGCAGTTGATTTTGATAGTACAACATAATACGAGGTATTAGCAGGCTCCGAAAGAGACTCTAACAGCTGATCCGCAATGTGTCTTCTAAATTTATTGTAAACTCTATTGGTCATTATATACCTATTTATTACATATTGTTGCCATTGTCTACAATAACTTGAGACAATTTATGGCGTCTAATGATTAATGCATCACTAAGGTCAGTTGAGTTTGGTGATGTAAATGTTGTTATAAGATTTGCAGATGTATTACTTGTTACTTTGTTGATTGTACCAATAAACAAATTGTTGCTTGACAAGAAAAGTTTATCACCACAAGCCAATTCATTTTGGAATTGTGTAAACTGACCTGTGAGGTTATACCCTCCATTCCCAACAGATGTTTCACCAGACAACTCGAAGTTACCTAAGAACGATCTATTGCTAAGCAAACGAATGCCTCGTGCAGTAGTTAATGCTGTCCCAGTGTAGTTATTTGCGAGCCTTATTTGTGTTGATGTAGGAACACTATTGACTGTACCCAATCTTACATTTGTTGACGTCACAAGGATATCACCACGCTTAACTTCATTTACAAAGTTTGTTTGTGTACCTGTAATAATACGGCTATTTTGTGGGAGAGCAACGTTGCCTTTCAGTATAGTTTGATTTGGAACGACAATTTGCATATTAGATGTATTGACATTACTTGATGCATTTACTTTCAGTTGAAGAGTGGTGTTACTTTGGATAGTATCTACTACACCTAACAACGTTCCCCCAGCAGCCAAGCCGTATCCTGATCTTATTTGATTATTAAAGTTGGTATCCGTGCCAGTTACGCTTTTTGTTCCAGATGTTACTGTAACAGTACCTAGAGATTTTACGTTAGCACTCATGGCAGGTGTATTGTGTACAGAAGAATTAGAAATGCCTACTCCAATAAAGCTATTACCAGTTATATTTGTATTAGAATTGATACTCTGAACTTTAAATCTTAACCCATTTGTAGTTACGATATCACCAACTGATATATTACTACTTCCGCCATAAGTTGTACCAAATCCTAGGACAGTAGAAGTGTTGTTTGCAATTGTAACACCACCACGCTCATTAGTAAGTTGTATTTCAGTATGGTTTCCAAGATTTGTGTTTGCTGTACCAAATGTTTGGAACGTACCAAACATCTTTGTACCAGCTGTATGAGCAATAGATGTCAATGTCTTTTTGTATGTAGCAAGAACTTCTTGGCCAACAATATTGTAAGAGAATGCTTGATATCTATCTGAGTCATGAATCCTCTGATCAGTATCTGGCATACCTCTTGTTTCTACCCAACCACCAGATGATCTAGCGACACCACCCATTATAAGTTTACCTGTTGCAGATGTACCTTTAGCAAATTGTGATTGAAGTGTAATCGATGCTGTATTATCATAACCAATACCATGGTCACCAACCTTTAGGTTAGTAATAACATTGTTAGCAAGCAATTTAACATCAACCACTGCATTGTCGCCTAAGAATCCACCAGCGCCATCAGGAATGCGAAGTCTGAACGATTCAGTATCTTGAATTTTAGCTTCTGGAGCGGTAATGTACCCTGCACCTGTTGAAGCTGTAATGATAAAGTCAATAGCACCTAATTTCTGTTGTACTATTACAAGAGCAGCATTCAAGGCTGTAGAGACACCGGCTGAGGAAAGATTAGCATTGAAGTTAAATATACTATTGGCACCAGCTTGTCTAATAATGGCTGTATTTGTAGATGCTTTGGCTGGTATAGTAGAAGTGAATCTAATTGTAGAATTACCAGGGAAGTAGTCTGCTACTTCCATAGTCTTAAAGTGGCCAGTATTGTTTGGAGATGTGTTACCAAGCATCCACTGTGAGCCATTCGCGAATGTATTATTAGCAACATCTGCATCAAGTTTGGCATCTGTGGAATTCAGGTTCCAACTTGCATTGAGACCATTTGAACTGTTCGGTCCTGCGATAGGATTATACAAGTATGCGTTAGCAGATGTTGTTGAGCTGTTTGAATAGTATACAGTATCTCCAATAGAGATTTGATTGTTGGTCATAAACCCACCAACAATATCTTGATTGATGTCTTCTAATCTAAAAGGTTCTTTAATACCACCAACTTTAAATGCAGCACCACTGCCACCAATACCACCAGCAATAGTAACAATAGAATTTGCTCGATAGCCAGAACCTTCATTGGCAAGAGTAAAACTCAATCTACCATTAAATGTGTCTACGCTGTTGATAATAACTTTGCCTTCAATGCCATTACCAATTAGATCAGTTTCTTCACCCAATACAAATTCAGAACCATTACTTGCTAGTTCAATACCTTTAATACCAGCAATACATTTGATTGCAAAATCTTCGTCTTCTTTTGTGAAAACAGTCTCATTATGTGCGAATTCGTTTACATCAGAAATATCAGTAAGCAAAAGCTGAGCAATTAACTTACCCTTAACATTCTTTACAATGACTTCTTCTACTCTAGCTTGAGCACCTGAGGACGTCCCGTATATAAATTTTCCGACCCAATTATCAACCTCTTTGGAATATGCAACTTGAATATATTGATCAAATTCCCAGGCACCATCAGAAGGCTTAAAGGTTTGTTCCCATGGATCTCTTACTTCAACATCAATACCATAGATCCCAAGCATAAGTGCTTTGAAACCATTAGCTGAACCTTTGGCTCTGTAAATGTTAATAACTTGTTTTAGGAATATATGGAAACTGGCTGTTTCACTTGGAAAATTTAGTAGATATTGTTTCCGCCAAAGATCTTCAACCTGGCCAATGAATGTACTACCAGCAGTAGTCCATGTTGTGTTAGCTGAAGTATACTGACCACCGTTATCTAATAGATATTGTTCATAGTATTCAGCTACTTCATCAACATCATTTAGCTTAATCATGTTTTTAGCAGCAGATTCGAAGTTACCACCTTTGTGAGCGTAGTTGTAAAACTCTTGAATCATTTTAATGAATAGAGGACCATCTTCTACATAGTAGGAAGGGACTTGGTTGTGAATCAAGTCTGAAGTAAATCTATGTTCCTCAGTATCTCTGAAGTCTCTAAAAGCTGTTTTAGCTCTAGACATTGCTTAATTCTCTTTCAGCAGTAGCGATAACTCTAACATCAGAGGCATCAATGAGAAGAATTTGATTGTTTACAGGCGATATATCAAAAACAGCTGGTATACCAGATATCTTTAGATATGAACCTGAAAAGTCATCAATTAAAACTTTATTAACTACCAAATTACCAGTTTCATAATTCACAGTGCCTGCATTGGAATTGACAACTTCTTCAGTTCCATCTGAGCCAGCACCAACAAAGTTTAACATACCCATACCATCATCAATTAGTCTACCAACACGACCATTGGATGTAAAGAACGATGAAGATATAACTGGATTGTTCGGATCATAACCAGGTCTAAGAGTATTATTCAATTCAACAACGAATGTATTTACAGCACCAATAGTAGGAATAATTCTTTTTGTTATAGCAATACTACCACCTGATCCAATAATCGCTGCATCAAGACCATCAATAGTAGATGCGAGTTTGGAAGCTCTTAACACACCATTAAACTTACCAAGATTATCTTCACCAAATTGAATAATTTTATTTGCTACCTTGTTAGTTAAAGAGCCAACAGTTGCTGTTGTTTTATCTGGATCAAATACTATAGAATATATAAAATCAAGATAAAGGTAATTAGGATCTACAATTTCAGGTTTAATACCAATTACAGATTTGTCTTTTAGGAAATTCAGAATGTTTGACTTTTCGACAGACGTTAATGTCTCGCCAATAGAAGGTCTGATAGCAATAAACACTTTACCGTATTGTGGAGGAATGGCATCTTCGCCACCATATGCTTTGATAGACTTCAATGTAGGAAACTGTGAAGCAACAATTAATCTATAATCATTAGCTGTTACAGCTCTGTCTTGAGTTGCATAGTGCCTAGGCGCGTTAAATTTAATACTTTCAATACTTTCCTCAAAAGCACCACCGGATACAGCAGCCTTTGTAGTAACTACTACAGAATCAGCACCAGTAATTCCAGATTCATATGTAAAGACATCGGCCCCATTAGATTCATCACCATTTGTTGCACAATAGTTTACAGTAACAATATTACCAGTTTTTAGACTACGACCAAATACACCATCACCAAAAACTATACGATATTGGTTACCAGTATAACCTTCAATGTAGTATACAGGGTCAGTGCTGCTCACACCAAGTACTGTCAATGCTTTATTGTATCTTGTTATAGTATTATCTGATGCACTATTTTTTACGATAACATCAAGATTGTTGATATCCACATTATCATTAGGAATAACATACTTAGGAGGACTATTTTCATCATGCTCTTGATATGTAAAACTTAATAACTCGCCTTCAAAGATATGTACATTCTCTGCTTTGTATCCTGTTCCAAATGGTAGAGCTGTTGCAGCTTCAAGAGTTGCAAAGGTAAATGTTCTACCAGCACTTTCAGCTGTAAAAATTGTGCCTTTAGGAACTGTAACACTACTAGGGGATCCAGGAAACGCAATTTGTAAATCTACAGCTGCATAACCAGCTGACGCGCTTTTTGGTACATAGTTAAGTTCTTTGGCTCGAGATAAAACTGATTCTCTGAGGATAGATGTATCCAAGAACATTTCATTGGCTACCATGTTGACATAGTAACCATTGTAGAATGTATTGTAAGCAAGAATGTCAATCAAGTTAGAAAGGTTAGAACCCTCAAAGTCAAAGTCTTTGAACTCCGTGACAGTGCTCATATAATCTTTAATGTTTTGCTTGATACTGGCAAAATCTAATTCTGTGATTCTTATATTATTAACGGCCATTATCTTTGTCTCTCTAGTATTACATTAAGATTAATTGGTTTTGCATTACCCACTATCCCAAAAGTTATTGTAACAACCAATCTATTATCATCACCATCGGGGGAAGCCTTGACTTGAATTAATTTTGCTCTCGGTTCATGGTTTAAGATTGTAGCTTCTATCTTGTTTTCGATCTGTGAAGTAGTCAATCTACTAAAGTTCTCAAACAACATCATTCTTACATTACCACCGATGTCTGGTTGGAACACTCTTTCATAGGTATTGGTAGAAACGAGGTTAATTATTGACCGCTTTACAGCTTCCTCATTAGTAATCATTAACAAATCTTTCTTCTTCGGATGGACCGTAAGATTTGTTGGAATATCACTAAAGATTTTCTTTTGCTGTATAGTTTTAGTTGCCATAGTTCTATTTATATGTT